CCCCGCCGATGGCTCCACCCCCTGGACCGCCACCTGGACCGCCACCTGGCGCGACGCCTCCCGGTGCCATGCCGCCGCGGCCGATGATGCCGCCACAAATGCCTGGACAAATGCCGATCCGCGCTCGCGGCGGTCGCGTCAAGGACGGTCCGGCGTGGAAAGAAGGTTTGAACGCTGGAACGCAAGTCCAGCATTCCGACGGCAAGTCCGACGGCAAAGACATCAATCGCGGCAAGGTCATCACCTATCGCGACGGCGGAAAGGTCGGCAATCAGACTTCGGGGACCGCAGGCGCGGCCGAGCAGTATCGGGACACTTATAAGCGCGTGAAGCCGCACGTCGCCGGCATTGAACGCGCAACCGGCGGGAAAGTCGAAGCGCCTAAAGGTGTTGATCCGTCCACGCGATTGCCCGGTGGCGCAGGTGGCGGCGAAGCGCGTCTGACTAAAGAGCAGCGGGCGCGGCGCGGCTATAAGGCAGCGTGATGGCTGTAATGGACCCAGTCCGTTTCTACGCGCCCGACCATCCGGCGTTGGCAGTTAAGCTCCGCGCACAGCTCGACGTGCATCGCAAAGAATTGCTGGAAAACATACTCTACGTGCGAAGCTGGGAAGCGTTCTGCGAATTGCGCGGCGGGATCCAGGAACTGGATATCGTCCGCGAAATGGCGCTCAACGTGGAAAAGGAACTAAACGAAAGGAAACCATGACCGTTACTTCATCGGCAAAGCTCAGTCAGATTGCCGCGTTATCGCGCGAAGATGCCAAGACCGCGCATTTCAACGCAGTAGGTGCAAAGAACGTCGAAGGATTCCAAGTCTTTCACAATCTGGTGCTGGTCGCCACTTACATTCGTCCGGAAACGACCAAGGGCGGCATCATCAGGCCTGATCGCAATCTCGCCGAGGATCGCTTCCAGGGCAAAGTTGGTCTTGTGCTGAAAGTCGGTCCGATTGCGTTTAAGGATGACAATGTCAACAAATTCGGCGGACGGTATGTGAAGCCGGGCGATTGGGTGGTTTATCGCGCCTCCGACGGTCATGAACTTTATTTTGTGGATGAATCGACCGGACGCGATGGCACGCCTTGTCGGCTGCTCGAGGATATCCACATCAAGGGTCGTGTTGAAGCGCCCGAATCCGTGTTCTGAGGACGATCATGGCTGAAACCGACGAAATCGTTGTAGCACTGGACAAAGAACCAAGTGTTACACTCCCGGCAGACACCACACAGACAACCGATAAGGACCCGATTGCCGATCTCCAAGCGCAGTATGCCGACGCGCAGAAAGAGCGCGAGCGCGAAGCCGAACGCGCAACAGCGGCGGAGCGTCGTGAGGTCGCGGAACGGCAGCGCCGCGAAGCCGCCGAGCGCGAAACACAGAGTGCCCGCAGCGAAGTCGTCGAGACTCGCGCCGGCTCTATCGAAGCCGGTTTGAGTGCCGCACAAACCGAAAGCGCCGCGGCCAAGGCCGAATACAAGACGGCCATGGAAGCGGGCGATTGGGCCAAAGCGGCCGACGCGCAGGAACGCTTAGCGGGCGCACAAGCCCGTATCGTACGTCTCGACGAAGCCAAGGCCGATCTGGAGGCAGCAAAGACCGCACCACGCCGCGAGCAACCGACGCAGGTGGAAGATCCGGTCGAAGCTTATTTGCAAAAGCTGACGCCGAAATCGGCCAATTGGCTGCGTCAGCATAAAGACTATGTGACCGATACGCGCAAGAACGCCAAATTGACTGGGGCACATTACAGCGCCGTCGGCGAAGGTCTCGATGTCGACAGTCCGGAATATTTTGCGCATGTGGAGAAGGCGCTCGGCATGACCGAATCTGACGGTAAAGCGAAGACTGTTAATGGTAACGGAGCAAAACGGCCAGCATCGGCGCCAGTCGCTCCGGTCCAGGCATCGGCGGGGGGCACCAGTGGCGGCGTCGAAGTGCGGCTGAGCAAGACGGAAGCGCAAGTGGCGGTCGATGGCACGCATATTTGGAACTACGACGATCCAAGCGGACAAAAGCGCTTCAAGAAAGGCGATCCGATCGGCGTCCAGGAATTCGCGCGGCGCAAGAAGGCGATGATGGATCAGGGGCTTTATGATAAAACTTATGTAGAACAATAGCCATCATGTCTGATGATTCGTGGGACGACTGGAATGAAGAGTGGGCTGTCCAACCTCGCCAGTATTTAGATCCGTTCGAAGTAATAGGCGAAATCCCGGATGGATTGGCCTATCAGTGGGTGGCGCTTAAGATTTTGGGTTCCGCGAAAGCAGCCCAACCACAAATCGATCAGATGAAGCGCGGTGGCTGGATGCCGGTCCCGTCCGACCGCCATCCGCAAATGCCGCATCAAGGCATCTGGATCATTATCAATGATCAGTTGTTGGTGCAAAAGCCGAAGCGGTTGGTTTACGCCGAACAAGATCGGCTAAATGTCCAAGCTCGCGCAATGGTCAATAGCGAGGGAATGCCGGGCACTTGCAGCCCAGTCGCAAATCTAAATCCACAACACACTGGCAGATTATTTACTGCTGACGATGTTGAGATCGCAAAGCAAAAGCTAAAGATTTTTGACGGCAGGGCATACGCCGAGTTCACAATCACGATGGGACTTGCTCTTTCTGACAGGGAAATTGAAGCCGCCTTATATCTTGACTTGGATCCGTCAGAATACGCGCGCCGAAGGATTATGATGATTAGTCAAGAATCATATCCAGCGGTGCTTCATTCTACAGGACGCGGTGGTTATGGCGACGTGCCCCGCTTCGAACTTCTTTCTATCTCAGTCAAGGAACACTAAATGGAACCGAAGATCGACGGCCGCACCAAAGAAGGACGCGCCATGCGCAACGCCCAGGCAGAATCAAATGACGACTTGATGCACGGCGATCCAATGCGCGGCAATGTGCGCGGCACCATGCGCCAGCAAGTGCGCGAGGCGTCGCGATCCGGCGGCAGCGTGGTCATAGGGCACAACGGCGAGCAGCTGACGCGCACGCGCAAGTCCGGCATCGATCCATTCGACTTTCCGAAGTCGATGGTCCCGCAGGGCTGGGAATACCAATGGTGCGCGGTGTCGTCTTATGGCAATGCGGAAATCATGCGGACCCAAAACATCGAATTCTATCAGAACGGCTGGCGTCCGGTTCCTGCCGAACGGCACGACGGTTTCTTTCTGCCGAAAGGCCAGAAGGGCGAGATCGTGGTTCGCGGCCAGATGCTGATGGAACGTCCGAGTGAGCTCTGCCAGGAGGCCCGCGCCGAAGATTATCGCATTGCCCGCCAGCAGATGCTGGATCGCGACCAATCGCTGATGGGCGGCAAGGCCAACGTGCGCAACGCGCTTCCCGACGGCTTCGCCATGGACAATCGCTACCGCGGAACCGGCGGCGACCTGAGGATGAGCATCGATCGGGCGCTGGATGTTCCCGCGCCCGCGCATCAGTTAGCGGAGCCGGGAGAATAAAATGGCGCGGTTTGTTGAGCCGACGAAGCGGCAGGAAAAAGCGTGGGCAAAGTGGGTTGCCTCGCGCCCTGAGATCGTCCGTCTCATCGCCGAGCGCTTCGAACCATGGTCGCTATATCGCTTGAAATCAACGAATCAGCGGGTCACCATGGCCTCTTTCTTCGAGGACGGCACCGTTAGCGTGAACGTTTCGGCTGATTTCAATTTTGTAATGTTTGAACGAAACGTTTTTGGCATTTCGCCTGATGATCTCGAACCTTGTGAGCTTCCATCACTGGACGAATTGACCGGCGCAGTTTTAACTGGAGACGAAGTCGATGAAAATACTGACGCTCTGCGCGTTCTGGTCCGCCCCGATCTATTCATCATGGGCGGACGATGGAAAAGCGAACTAGGGGCTGTATGTCTAAACCGGATAAGCAGTTATGAATAAACTTGTGGCTTCGCTTGCCACCCGTGGACGTCCTGGTCAATTGCTGCAAACCGTCGCGCAGAATCTGCGCTGTTTCTCGCGCGAGAACACAGTGCTGCTCCTTGGCGTCGACGATGACGACAAGCCGACCATCGAGGCATTGAACCACGCCACCGTCCTCGACAAGCGCGTCAAGGTCAACATCAAGCCACGCGAGGATACCGTCGCCGGCAAGTGGAATCGAGCACTGGAAGAACCGGCCGATGTTTATCTCGTGACGGCCGACGACGATCCGATAATAACACCGGAAGCGGACGCCAAGCTTCTCAAAGCCGCAGAAATCTATCCCGACGGCATCGGCATGGTGCGTGGTCACATGACCAGCGTGTCGTTTTCCAGCGTTTACGGCCTCACTGCAAAGTTCGTGGAAACGCTGGGCTACATTCAGCCGGAATTGTTTCCCTATTGGTTTGTCGATCATTGGACTGACGATTTGGCGCGCATGATCGGCCGCGAGACCTTCGTCGACGTGGCCACCGACCAAAGCAAGGCCGGTAAAACCATGGAACTAAGAGAACCGGCGTGGTGGGCGACGTTCTATGATGCCGCCTATCCACTGCGCCATGAAGAGGCGCGCAAGATTATCGAGCGCCCCGACTTCGCGACCCGCGGCTGGCAGCGGCAATCGCTGTTGAACAGCTTCATGGCGGTCACCCAACGCTCGCGCTGGATCAATCAGAATGTCCGCGCCATGGCCACTCAGCTCGAAGGCTGGGCCGGCTTGACGTTGAAGGACGAGCGCTATCAGCGCGTCCGTACCAAGGCGGTCGATATGCTGCCGCATCTGCTCGATGAAATGGGAACGCCACCCGGTGAAGCGGACATCTATCGGAAATATCTGTTGCCGCCGAAAACGATTGTCGGGCTTAAACAGGCATACGCAGCGTGACTCATGCACGGTCCGCAAACCGTAGTCCTCTGTCACGGGACATTCGATCTCTTACATCTCGGCCACATTAGGCACTTGGAAGAAGCCAAGGCGCAAGGGGACAAACTTGTCGTTAGTGTCACCTGCGACCACTACATCAAGAAGGGCATAGGTCGCCCTCGCTTTACCGTGGAAGAGCGTATCGAGGCACTTAAAGCTCTAGCCTGCGTTGACGATGTGATTATCAGCGATGGGCCTGATGCGATCGCTTCGATTAACGCAATAAAGCCTTCGGTCTACGTCAAGGGCACCGATTACGAAGCGGTCAATGACGACCGACTGAACGCGGAAGTGGAGGCGGTCAAGGCCTTAGGAGGTAAGTTCTACACTACCAAGGCTCAGAAATTCTCTTCTTCGCGCCTCCTAAACGGCGAACGCTTCACTTCTGAAGTCGCTTCTTACCTCGACCACGCCAGATCTCGCGGGTTTCTGTCTAAGATCAAAGAGGCGTTTGAAGCCGCCGACAAACTTCACATCGCGTTTGTTGGGGAGAACATAACGGACGAATATTGCTACGTCCGAGGCTTAAGCAAGCCGTCCAAGGAGTTCATGCTTGCTACCGTCATGGCCTCGAAAGAGGAATACCACGGTGGGATTGTTGCCGCATCAAGACACTGCGATTGGCCGCACAAATCGGTCGTGACGTCGTGGACGCCGATCAAAAAAACCCGCTATGTGGATGCAGACTTCAATCGGAAACTGTTTGAAGTCTATTCCGATCAACGCGCGGATATAATCCTGGAAAGGCGCCATGAGTTCCGACAGCACCTTGCCAGCGCAATGCGCAACTGTGAAGTCATTATCGTCATGGACTTCGGACATGGGTTATTCGAATTCTTCGAACGACGCGCTGTAGAGCACGCCAATTTCCTCGCCGTTAATGCACAGACCAATGCAGGAAATGCAGGCTTTAATCCGGTCACGCTCTATCACAAAGCGCATTTTGTTTGCGTGGACGAACCGGAAGCAAGACTAGCGACAACCCTGCAAACCGCAAAGATTGATGATGTGGCGCGCAATCTCAAAGACCGCATCGAATGCGATTCGCTGGTTATCACCAAGGGTCGCAACGGAAGTCTGTGCAGCAACGGCAATCTTGCTGAGGTTCCTGCTTTTACTATTGGCGGGATTGATACAATGGGCGCTGGTGATGCTTTTCTGGCAACATCTGCACCTCTTTTGGCCGCCGGACTAGACCTTGAAGCCGCAGCGTTTGTTGGAAACGTAGCTGGCGCGATCAAGACAACGATTGTCGGGCATCGCAGCCATGTCACGCGGGACGAGTTGATGCAGAATGTCGAAGCCCTGCTTGCATGAACTTCACTCCACTCATCGCCGCGCTAGATAATATCGAAGTGGAAGACGACGGGTTCAGCAAGGTCATAACGCTCGCGTGTAACGTTAGGCATCATGGCAATCGTATTTTCTTCATCGGCAACGGCGGCTCTGCGGCAATCGCAAGTCATATGGCGATCGACTGGCTTAACAAGGCGCATTTTGCCGCCAGTTCCTTTAACGATGCCGCAGCCCTGACCTGTATCGCCAACGATTACGGCTTCGAACAAGTGTTTACCCAACAACTCGCATGTCATTTAGGAGCAGATGATCTTCTGTTCGCAATTTCCAGCTCCGGGCAATCTCAAAACATTATCAAAGCGGTACAAAGCGCCAATCTAATAGCCGAAACCATCACTTTGACCGGATTTTCGCCGAACAATCCGTTACGCAAGCTCGGCAAGATCAATTTCTACGTTCCCTCTGACAATTACGGCGTGGTGGAAACGGCGCATCTCGCAATTCTGCATGCGCTGCTCGAAAGGTTGGCGGTGTGATGTATAAAGCCGGCGAAGATTTGCGCGATGGCATCATCATCTCATTGGCCCGTGATGGTTTGGTCTATCATGCGCGATTCCCCGATCCGATCATCGGTGTGGCGACGTTGCCGTGCAAAAAAGGCGATGACGTGCGCTATATTGAAGACCACGACGCCATTATGGAAGCCTTACAAATCGACGCGGCGGATCGCGCATGACCGACAAACCGCTGCCTGATCTGCATGTGCTGGTGAAATTCGGGAAAGGCGTGCCGTATTTTGTGCAGGCCGAAGCCTTGATGGCATTTGAAAAGTATCTACGGGATATTTCTGAGAAGCAGACCGGCGAGCGTCTTTGGATTGAAGTGTTCAAAGAAATCAAGGGCGATGACAGCAAACTGCGCGTGCTGATGACGCTTGAGCAGAGAAAGTCCCTATGACCGCTCACATCCCTGAATTTGTAAATCATGTGAACGGACTGACCGCGAGCGGCTTGCAGCTCGATGGTACGAAAATCTCATGGTATAAAGAACGGGTCGAAGCATGGGCGCGCGGGGAACGCATTGCGCCGATCACGATAGACGCCGCTTGGACCAGGCAGTGCAACGCTGCTTGCTCGTTCTGCGCGGCTCAATTTCAGGCGTCGGATGCTATCGGCAAAATCAGCAAACAAAACGCGCTCGATTTCCTGTCTGACGCGGCCGAAATCGGCGTGCGCGGCGTTTCCCTCATTAGCGATGGCGAATCAACGGTGGTCCCATGGTACGAGGAATCTATCGAGCACGGTCACAAAGTTGGCTTGCAAATTGGCGTCGGCACAAATGGTGTGCGCTTGAAGCGGCCGGTATTAGAGCGCATCCTACCGCATATCGCTTACCTCCGGTTCAACATATCTGGCGGCGAGAAGCAGCGCTACAGCGAAATCATGGGCCTCAAGGGCCGCGACTTCGATCAGGTAGTGCAGAATATCAAGGATGCCGTTGAAATCAAACGCCGGGACCATCTGCCGCTGAATATCAACATGCAAATGGTCACGACGCCGGATATGAAGGACCAGATCCTGCCGCTCACTCGATTGGCAAGCGAAATCCGTCCCGATTACGTGATTTTCAAGCATTGCGCCGATGATCGCGAAGGTTTTCTTGGCGTGGACTATTCGCGTTATAACGAGCTGCGCGACACGTTTTTGGAAGCGCAGACTTACGCCGACGACGATTTCGACGTCGTGGTGAAATGGTCGCGGATCAAAAATGAAGGCAAGCGCGATTACGAACGCTGTCATGGAACGCCATTTCTGCTGCAGCTCAGCGGCAATGGAACCGTTGCACCCTGCGGACAATTTTTTCAGGAAAGATTTCGCAAATATCATATCGGTTCGATCATTACCGATCGCTTCAAGGATATTTGGGCGAGCGACCGCTATTGGGAAGTGATCCGCTATTTGAGCAGTAATGATTTCAACGCGCAATTCTGCGGGCCGAACTGCGTTCAGACAAACACTAATTCGTGGCTCGACAAGTATGTAAAGGGCTTAGTCGATTTCAACAGTAACCCGCAGCCAGCGCAGATGGAGTTTTTGTGAAAGTATCCGACTACATCGCCGACTGGATTGCCGGTGTGAGCCCGCGAGTTTATTCCGTCTGCGGCGCTGGCGCTATGCACCTCAATGACTCGATCTGCCATCATCCCGGCATCGAAGTCATGGCTATGCATCACGAACAGGCGGCGGCATTTGCTGCTGAGGCGGATGCTAGAGTATCGGGCAAGCCGGGAATTGTGCTCGTTACTGCGGGGCCGGGCGGCACCAATGCGATTACCGGCATTGCGTCGGCCTATGTCGATTCGATCCCGATGATTGTCATTGCGGGACAGGTGACGTCTTCGACGTTGAAGACGCACGAACGTCAGCTTGGAATGAACGAGCTGGACGGGACTGGAATGGTCCAGTCGATCACCAAATATGCCACCACGATCAAGAATGCGCGTGATGTGCAACGGGCATTGCAGTGGGCTGAATATCAGGTGACGTGTGGTCGACCAGGCCCGGTGTGGATTGAAGTCCCGTTAGACATTCAGAATGCGGAAATTGATCTTAGCTCATCGCTTGCATTCGTCAAGCCGAGCGAAGAGCCGGAAGAAGATGAAGTCAACACCTGTGTTGAATGGCTCAGAGAAGCCAAACGCCCGCTTCTGATAATCGGCAATGGTGCGCGCGGTGCAAATCTGAGGAGTTTCGGGGAACGCTTTGGCATTCCTGTCGTGTTTTCATGGAATGGTGCGGATATTGGCGGCAATGACGATCTTGGCCTTTATATTGGTCGTATGGGTATTTTTGGGGACCGTGCATCGAATTACGCTGTCCAACATGCCGATTTGATACTAGCCATTGGCACACGGCTGTCGGTCGCCCAAATCGGACATCATCACGCATTATTTGCTCCGAATGCAAGAAAAATCGTAGTCGATATTGACGCAGCGGAGCTAGAAAAGCCGACAATAAAAGCGGACTTAGCTATATGCGCCGATGCCAAGGCGTTTGTTGATGCTGTCGTAGCTAACAATTCATGTGTGCTGAACCTGGAAACACTACATCAGCAATCCGCAATGCGCGGCGAATGGATGCGTAAACTACGAAAGATCAAATTCGCCGATAAACCCAGTTATAAGAACGAGGCTCCCGGCGTAGACGCCTATTATTTCATCGAGCAGATGCAAAAGCATCTCGCCGACGATGCGGTTGTGGTGACTGACGTAGGAATCGCCTTTATCTGCACCATGCAGGCCCTGAAACTGAACGGCAAACAAAGGCTTTTCCACTCATCTGGCGTCTCAGCAATGGGCTACGGCTTTCCGGCGTCGATCGGCGCTTACAGGGCCGGCAAGCGGGAAACAATCTGCTTGACCGGCGACGGCGGCATGATGCTCAACCTGCAAGAATTGCAGACCATCGCCCACCATAAGCTGCCGATCAAAATATTCGTGTTTGCCAACAACGGCTATCAGACCATCCGTATGATGCAGGATACGCATTTCAAGCGACACTCGATCTCGTCGCCGGAAACTGGGCTGTCATGTCCTGACTTCGCCGAAGTAGCCAAGGCGTTTGGCATTCCGACGTGGTCGATGTTTGACGATGCGGAGTGCGAGCAATGGATGCATTACGTCCTGACTCGCCAGCATCCGATGCTGTGCATTGTCCACATCGCGTCGGATCAAAAAATCGTTCCGCGGGTGCAATCGAGACTGGAAAACGGCAAGTTCATTCCCTGCGCGCTCGATCAAATGTGGCCGCCGCTCAATGAACCGGCTGCCGCCTAATCCGCGACTGCCGGAAGTCACCCGCAGCGAAGCCGATTTGCGCTCCATGCGGCATGGGGTCGCGCATAAGGATATCACTCAGACCATCCGCGCCCTAACCGATCGCGTCGCATCGGCGCGTGTGGTCGCTAACGCGATCATCGAAGGCCAACAAGCACAAAGGACCGTCATGGCCGATCAACCTCTCATTAAAGGCTTGGCCGAAGCCGTCGCTGCGGCCAAGAAAAGCATTGCTGCCGCTAGGCAGGCGCCGGTCGATCTGCAAACCGCGTCCGCCGCACTCGTCTCGACGTGCCAGAATCTCACCAAACAGGTTCAGGCTATGCACGATGATATCCAATTCGAGGCCACGCAACTGGGAAACTCTGGAGCAGCCTCGACGTCGGCGACGTCTTGAGCGCTGCGTTATCGCTGTATCGTGTTTAGCCACCCTAATCTTCAACCTCCAGGATCGTCCATCCCATGAAAAAAGTCTTCATCTTCGTTCCGGCGTTCGGCCAGCAGATCACCGCGACTACCTTCATGGCCACCCATGCCTTGCAGCAGGCGTTGGCGGCAAAGTCCATTCAAGCCTCGATTTCGACCTTGTCGTTCCCCGATATCGCCGAATTGCGCTCGATGGCGCTGACCATCTGGTATGACACCATGCCGGATAGCCAGTATCTGGTGTTCATCGATGCCGATATGGGATTTCCTCCCGAGATCGTCAGCGACATGATCCTATTCGACGAACCGATTGCGGGGGCGATTTATCCACAACGCCGCATTCCCCTTTCCTGGGCCGGTTCGGGAGCCGGCAACGGCGAAACCGAGCGAAGAGGAAATTTCATGCTGGTGGAAGGCGTCGGCATGGGCTGCACGCTGATTCGCCGCGACGCGGTCACGAAAATGATCGAACGATTCCCGGAACTTGTCGATGGGCGAATCGCCCTGCATCCGATGGGAAGCCTGCTTACGTCCACCGGCACCAAGCGGCTGATCCGCCTATTCGAGAAAATGGACATTCCGGAACGGGGAATCATCAGCGAAGATTTGTCGTTCTGTATCCGCTGGCGCGAATGCGGCGGTCAAGTCTGGGGCGCCATCGGCTACCGCATGTCGCATATCGGCCCCTACGATTATCAGGCGTGCTATCTTGAAATCGTCACGCAGCAACAGGCCGAATTGGCCGCTCAAGCCACGCAATCACAACTTGTCATCAGCGCGCCGGACAACAAGGAAAAAACCGCTGACGAATCAACAATGACGGCTGACGCAGTTGTTTCGCGTCCCCCCAAGAAACATCGTGCGAACGGTCCCCAATTATCGGCTTAACATCACAACCACAAATGCCAGTATATTCAAGCACTTATGAGCATAAGCCATTGGCATGAAAGAAATTTCTTGACTTGGCGAGTCGCGCTACTGTAACCGATTCGGTTATGAGCGACGAAAAGCCCATGAACGCTGGCGTGTCCGAGATCGAACTCACGCCCGAAATGATGAAGGCAGGCATTCGGGCATATGAGGAACGCGACAGCCGCGTGCAGCGGCCGCGCGACATAGTAGAGGATATTTTCCTCTCAATGCTGGAAGCCTCGCAACAGGCTAAGCCCGTTTATTCGACTTGACATCGCCGCAAAATAGGTATAACGGTCAACCGAATGCCGCCGTCACGCGCCGTGATGGCCTTTAACGACCGCCGCAAGCCGCAGCGGTTTAATCCTCCTCCCAAGCCTAGGCAAAGCTTGCCGGGTCGGGCCAAAGCCCCGCTCGGAGCTTGTCGATGGCTAATACCCAAGCCCAGTTTGGATTCAAGCATATTGGCTTCCTTCCGGGCTATAATCCTGACTATCAGCTAACCCCGGTTGCCATTCAGTCGACTTACGCCACCCTGATCGGCCTCGGCGATCCGGTGATGAAGTCGGCGTCCACGTCGCCGTACATCATCCAGGCGACCGGCGCGCTGGCAACAACTCAGCCGATCATCGGCATTTTCCAGGGCTGCTATTACGTGCCTTCGGGCGGCGGCGCTCCCGTGTGGTCGCCGTATTGGCCCGGAGCGCAAGCGCAGAACGGCACCGGCTACGTTATCAACTCGCCGGGCGCCCAGTTCCTCGTCGCCGCATTGCAGACTGCAGTCTCGTCCGCGCAGATCGGCGCAGCCGTCAACTTCACCACCGGCGCGCCGACAACCACAGGAGGCGGCTTCTCAGTAGCGACCATCGACGAATCGACGGCGACTTCGACTGGCACCACCGTCTCGCAATTGCCGTTCAAGATCGTCGCGCTCTATCCGGGCGTCGGCAACGGGTCCGATCCCACGACCAACTACAACTGGGCAATCGTGACCTTCAACTTCCAGCAATACAAAACGCTGGCGGCCTTCTAAGGGGGAGATGATCGATGCCCGTCGCATTAGCAAACGTCCGCAGCGAACTTCTTCCCGGCCTGTTCGATGTCCGTGGCTCCTACGACATGATCCCGCGACAGTGGGACAAGGTCTTCACCACGCACAAATCCAACATGGCGGTGGAACGTTCCACCCAAATGGCGTTCGTCGCGCTGCCCTTCCTCAAGGACGAGGGCGCGGCCACCCAGTTCGACAACAACGCCGGCGAGCGCTTTACCTGGGCGTTCGTGCATCTGGAAGTCGCGCTTGGCTATGCCATCACCCGCAAAGCCATCGACGACATGCTCTATAAGGCGCAGTTCAACCCGACCAACCTGAAACTGCAGGAGGCGTTCGCCCAGTTCAAGGAAATCCAGGGCGCCAACATCCTTAATCTCGGCACTACCTACCAGCAATCGATTATCGGCGACGGCCAGGCACTGTTCTCCACCGCGCATCCTTACGACGGCGGCACTTGGGCCAACACCTCAAGCACGCCGAAGTCGCTCAACGAATCGACGTTGCTTGCCGACATGACCAATGTCCGCACGCAGTTCGTCAACGAACGCGGCTTGCGCATTCTCGCTCGCGCCCGCCGCCTCGTCGTGCCGCCGAATCTGGAAGCTATCGCAATCCGCCTCACCAAGACGGAATTGCGCCCCGGCACCGCCGACAACGACGTCAACGCCATCCTCACCATGAGCGGCGGCCTGCCGGAAGGCTTCATCGTGCTGGACTTCCTGACCTCGAACTTCGCGTGGTTCCTGACCACGAATATCGAGGGGCTGATCCACATGATGCGGATTCCGTATGAGAGCGATATGTGGGTTGACAACGTCACTGACAACTTGCTAGTGAAGGCATACGAAAGATATTCATTCGGCTACAACGATCCAAGGGCTTGTTGGGGCGAATTCCCCACAAGTTGATGATTTTGCTGCATTATTTAAAATGCAGTTAGTCGCCAATGAAAGGTGTAGCGTCTATTGACTTGGCTCCGGTTGGAAGGTATATATGTCGTACCGTTCAATCGGAGGAGCAGAAAATGAGCCGCATGTCGAAGCTGACCTACGCCCGCGTTATTGAATTGCTGGATTTTGATCCGGCAACGGGCGTGTTTGTTTGGAAGGTTGCGCGGTCGAACCGCGTGAAAGTTGGATCGCGCGCTGGCGTATTCCACGGGGCCAGCGGAGGCCGCTACATCTCGATCGACAATGAAAAGTTCATGTCGCACCGTTTGGCGTTCTTCTATGTCAACGGTCGTTGGCCGAACACCGACGTTCGCCCGCTCGATGGCAATTACGACAACTGTGCGATTGAAAATCTTCGCGAGGTTTCGCGCGTGGAGCTCGCCCACGAGCGCGGCGCCGTTAAGACCAACACGAGCGGCTATCCCGGCGTGAGCCGTGCGAAGTATGGCAAATGGCAAGCCAAGATCACTTGGGATTACAAGCAAGTGAATTTGGGTGCCAGCTTTGAGACCGCCGAAGATGCCTCAGAAATGTATGAAGAAGCCGCTCGTCGTCTGAAGGCTGGTGCTTCAACGGATGCTGATCGTCGCCGTGTATTGGCAGAACTTAATCTCTGGCGTCGGCAGATGACCGCATGGAAGCATTTGCGATTGTCTCACCCCGATCATGCGTGGCCCTCGTTTGAGGCTTTTTGTGCGGATGTAATAGACACGCCGAAAACCCGATACGCGATGGTGGCGATTGACGTTACGCAACCTATCGGTCCGCATAACTTTCGGTGGGCGCTTCCTGTCGATGCAGAGCACAGCACGCGCGATGGGATCGTTGCCTATCATCGCGTCGTTCGCCAAGCCAACCGCGACCACGAACGCAATAAGCAACTCCAAAAAGACTTCAACATCGATATGGCGGAATACCTGCGCCTGCTCAATGAGCAGACCGGCGTCTGCGCCATCTGCGAAAAGCCTGAACAGAATCTTCGCGGTGCGGCTAATGTGACCGCGCTTTCCGTTGACCATAATCACACCAATGGCAACGTGCGTGGTCTGCTTTGTGGCCACTGCAATGTCGCTCTCGGATACTTCTGCGATGACGCGCGCCTCTTGGAACGCGCCGCTGCATATCTGAGACAATACGATGGCGACGGGCCAGTTTGGTCCATGCCAACCGTCACGGAAATCACTCATCTGCCTATCGGCCAGAAAATCTTAATGGAGGCCGCTCTAAATGGCTGACACCAATTTCCGCGGTCCGGTCTTCGCGATGGGCTCCCTGGAAGTTCAGGGGGGCACCTCGGCATCGATTGAGCCGTTCGACGGGCCGAGCGGTTCGTATCAGGGTTACGCTTTTCTCGATCCGCGCGGCGCGCCGTTTCCGAAGGACACGCAGCTTCCCGGTGCGGCGCAGGCGTGGCTGGTCAACAGCAGCTTCATTGTGGTCGACGCGGTCCCGCAGACCGAGTCCAGCACGGCCTTGGCGGCGGCGCAGTCCATCGCCACTGCTTTGGTTCCGCTTAGTCTCGCTACGGTCGGTGTTACCGTTACCAACGCCAGCTCGGCCTGGATCGCCGTGGGTGTTCCCCTGATTCCACAAGGAACTACGGTCGCCACCACGGTCATCGCGCTTGATTTTGGCTTCACTACGGGAACGACGACGGCGAGTTCGTCCACAGTCAATGTGGTCGATGCCAGCTTATTCACGGCGGGCCAGTGGATTATCATCGGCAATGTCGGCAATTCCACGAACACGCAGAGCCTGGTTACGCAAGTCCAGTCGGCTTTCGTCAATGCTACGACCATTACCGTGTCGCCGTCGCCTGCAGCCGCCCTCAATGCGCCGATCGGCGGGGCCAATCTCTGGAGCAGCGGGCTGCTTCCACCGGCTACTCAGTTCGGCCCGTCGGCGCCGGTAGCGACCGGACATTCCCCGCGTCTTGCCGCGGGCATGGTCAGGTTCGCCAATCCGCGCGAGATGCTGGCGCGCAATCTGCAACTGGCAGCGTCGACTACTGTGGGCGGCACGGCAACGGTCCTGGTCACCGGCTACGATGTTTGGGGCCAGTACATGACCGAGCTGCTGACCGCGAACGGCACTCCGGCCGCCTTCGGCAAGAAAGGCTGGAAATACATCCTGGCGGCGACGCCGCAAGCCACGGGTACGGCCAACTACACTTTGGGCATCGGTGACGTATTCTCGTTCCCGTTGCGCGTCGACTATGTGCAGCAATTGGAGATCTGGGCCGGCAATACCACGATCACCAACAATGTCGGCTTTCTGGCTGCAGTGACCACGCCCGCAACCAACACCACCGGCGATGTGCGCGGCACCATCCAGTTGTCCGGTATCGGCGGCGGCACTCCGATTTCCAACGTTGCCACCAGCAACAGCGTGCTGCGGCTGAACATCACCCACAATATGTCGCCGATGGCCGTTGGGCTGACGACGCCGAACAATCTCACGCCGATGCTCGGCACCACGCAATCGATCGTCTAACAGGAGGGCCGGCTATGAAAGGCCATAAGGGACATCACCACAAGAAGGCCGGCGGCGGCCGGACGGAACTCGAATCCTACGGCAATCCTGACGTATTCAAGGAAGCCGAAGGCAAAGAGGATTACGCCAAGGGCGACGAGAAAAAGCATGGCGGCAAGGTCAAGCGCAAGACCGGCGGCAAGGTCATCGGCTTGATGACCGGCGGCGGTGTTCGGCCGCGTCTAGATCGTCCGGGGCGCAAGCGCGGCGGGTCGGTAGGCTCCGATCGGTCTCCGTTGACGACG